TTCCCACCTCCACTCACGTACTTTTTTATAGAATGATTGACGTGCTCGCTCTAGCGAGCCATTGTCTTTAGGGTATATTGGTTCTTTATTCATGAATGTAATCTAATATCAGTTCCTCGCCCCTACAAAGCATTTGTAGTGTTCTAAATTTAGCTTCATCATTTAATGGTTTAGCTTCTTTATAATCACCGCTCCATACTAATTGTCCACCATACATTAATCCACAGAAATATTCTAGTTGCGAATTCATTACAATGAATTCTTTAGGCTTCTGATGTTTCTTCCCTACCATATTTTGAATCTGATATTTTTAGTCCACAATATAAATCAAGCCAAGCCATTTCACGACTAGCTATATTTCTAAAATGGCGTTTTTTCTTTGCTATTAATTTAGTACCCCAATCTCGCCATTCCTGATTTTGAGCTTCAGTCATTGTATATTGTTGAAACCAATTATCAGTTCTACCTTCTACATCTTCAAATTTAAGATCGTGACCTGCTATTTCAAACATTTTATCGATTAGTTCTTTCAGCAATAATCTTTCTTTATTTGCTTTTTGTTCTGCTCGTGTCATACTATTTCTGTTTAGCTTTTTCAATAAAAAATTTAATAGTAGCAAGTTCTGCATCTTCATAGGTAGCATTGTCTTGTAATAACTGCGTTGTGCCATAGTGAACAACAGATACATTTGTGTTGCCTATTGAATAACGGAAGTTAAACTTGTCTCTAAAAAATCTAAACGCTTGTTGAAATAAAGGTGCTTGTACACAATTATCAGTATTAAAAGATAGGTTTCTATATATCTTCCATTTTAATTCTAATTCCGAATCGTATTCATCTAAATAATGTGCAGCGCACTTCTCGTTAAAGCCTAATTCTTTAAGCTCTAATGATTCTTGATATGGTAAAAATTCTTTGTTCATAGATATTTTGATTTAAGTATATGTTGATAATAATCTATTGTTTCTTCTTTACTCTGAGAACTAACTGTCCATGTTTGTGGGGCTTCCTTCTTACATTGCTCTATTCGTTCACGTTTAGATTTAGTTTTATCAGTAACATATTCATAATATAACCATGGTTCCCAATAATGTGAGTGATGTGGACTATAAAATGTCAATGCTATTTGATATCCGAAAAATACGAAAGATAATATTGGATTCCACTCATGTCTGAAATCAGTTGATGTCCATTTTGTTTTCCATCCTAAACCACAGTAACTGAATCCAACTTTAAGTGGTACTGGAAATCTATAATTTTTATAATCCTCATATAATTCTTCAAATGATTTTATTTTACGAGCATATTCAGGATTTGATTTATTATATCTTTCTTCACTTTTAATTTTATCTAATGCTGCTTTTTTTCGTAATTCAGGAGTTGCTTTAACCCATTTTCTAGGTAGGAAGTAGGGAATGCCTATTTGTGTTTTACCAGCGTATAATTTAATTTTGAATGGTTTGAATGGGCTGTTCAGTACCTTTAACCATCTTAAATCTTCAAGTATGTATTTTAGTTTTTTCATTTACTAAATAACTCTTTTAGTCGTTGTTTGAATGTTAATACTACTATATCGAATTTATTTGTTTTAAAATTATATCTAACTACACTATTACCATTAGCTGTATTTTTCCAATTACATATTCTACATACTCTAACTCTACCTTTAGCTACAGGTAATTTAAATTTACGTCTATCCTTTTTATACATTATATTAGGATAGTTACTATTACATTGTTGACATCTAATCATTATACAGTTCCTGTTGTTACAACATTATCATCAATAATAAGGTATTCACCACTAGTTTCCATAGTGTCTATAAAGAAATATCTACTACCTGTTGTTTTACCATGAATATCAATTTGATTTTGTGGTGTATGCCCTACTACTTGAATTAATTGTTTGCGTAATGTGTTTTTATTAGCTGACATTAATGAACGGGGTCTAATCCATACTGGGGATTGTTCTTCATTATCACCATATGAATCTAAATAACTTAATTTCTTTATACTAACTGCCTCTCCAAAATTAAATGTTGCTGGTTTGTATTTAAATTGTTCGTTTAATTGTTCTACTATTGTTTCTGTTTTCCATCCACTAATACCAAATACACTATCTAGAAATCTGCTACTAACCCCAGCATGAGTAAATAGAAAATCATCAAATTGATAGGCCATTTGTAAATGTTCTCTATTAGCATCAATAGTAGGCTCAATTTGAAATCTACCTATACTTTGATATCCTGATGTGCCTGTATCAGATATTTCAGGATAATAATGCATATCATGATTTCCTATTAACATCACTACTTCAACATTTGGGTTGCCCTTTTTATAGGCAATAATGTCTAGAAAGTTGTTTATTTGTTCTTCTGCTTTAAATACAAATGAATCGAAATAATCACCAATGAATATAACTCTATCTACAGGTTCTTCCTGATATATAGCTAATTTCCAGTTGGAGCGTCCATGAGTATCGCCTAATACTACGGTTTTCATAACAATAAAATAAGTAATTGATTTGGGTTTACCAAACTTTCCACCATGGTTTTTTAAGTGAAGTTGGTGGTGGTGTTGGTTTAGGATCTGTTATTCTGAGGGGACGATTTAAAAATACAGCAACATTTTTATGTATAGTTGTTTTTTTATAATCATCTAAACCAGTAACGTTTACTTGAATCTGAATAGGTACCTTTACGTTTGATGCTTCAAACGTTGTTTGAATAACGAAATATTCTTTACCTGATTTAGATGTGTAATGTATCATAGCATGTATAAATACATCATTTATTATTTTTCTCGTGATCTATTCCACCTACTATTTGATAAGCATCCCACAATTCTTCTATAGCTTTTTCTACTAAACCTTTTATTCGTACATCTGTTTCTGTTAATGGGTGTTCTAATATGTGATCATTTATTGTACACATTGCTATATGTAACCTGTCCATTAATTCTAAATAATGACCTTCATTTATTTCACTCATTTTCTAGTATTTTTTTCTTCTAAACATTTCCAACAAAACCCATCTTCATCTAGTGTAATTTCGGGGTGTGTTCCACATTGATTCATTTTAATTCTTTTTCGTGATGGTCTGAAGGTAAAATACTTGCTTTAATTGGTCTGGTCTCAAGTAATGATATTACTTCTTTTAATTCATATGGTTTTAAGTTATTCCCATCCATACCAACATCCATTGCTCTACCAGGCATTAATTTTTTATTTCCCGGTAAATGAACATGACCAAATACATGAAAACGACCTTTACTCATGTCGTGCCAACTACATATTGGAAAATGAGATAATACAAAATCATATTCTAAGTCATCCGCATTTTCATCAACTACTCTTAATATGTTGTATTGTGCTACATCAATGAATAATGATTTAATATCATCTTTATTTTTTTCAATGTGATGATCATGATTACCTAATATTAAGTAAATGTTTTGACATACTAATCTATGTCTAAACTCACTAATATACTCAAAACCACCAAACGACCAGTCGCCTAAATGAATTAATATGTCATCTTGACCCACCGTATTATTAATGTTATTTACAATAGTATCATTCATTTTAGCTAATGCAGGGAAATCTCTAGTATGACCATCAGCATGAGTCCAACTTGTAACACCACGACATATGTTTTTATGATTATAATGAGTGTCGGAGGTAAAAAATAACCTTTGATGCGGTTGCAACCTAATATTCCACATTATTTATTCTGTTTCTGTGTATAGTATATTTTCGTATTTATTAGCAGCTAGTGAGTCTTGTTCTTTTAATATTTCTAAAGCAACTTCATACCTAGCAGCATCTATACTGTATATAAATGCTTCATTTCTAAGACTGTCAACTATTGTTTTTAAACTATCACATTCATTATTAACAGTTTGTGTTTGTATTCTGCTTTTAATATTAAGGGTTGATTGCCAAATAAGTAAAAGTGATATAATTACTAGTGATATTCTTAAACTTATGTTTGTCATGTTAATTTATTTCTTATGTTTTTTTATATAGTCAATTCCTCCACTTTCTAACCAAATTACTGAAGCCGAT